ATCCTTTTGTTCTTTCCATTTGGGAGACTTATCTTTATCCGTTATAGTCAAGAATCTGTGTTCTCGGCTTGTTCTTATCTTTAAGCCGTTATACAGTCTTGTTTCGTACAAATCATCTATTCTTGTCTTGTATGCGGATGCCTTGCAGTATTCCACACCGTCAAAAATTTCAAATTCTGTACCTACCAAATCTTTTATTCTTCTTAAACCCTTATTCGTCGTAACGAGTGTTTCTGGTGAAACACAAAAGAAATTCGCATTATAAGAAAAGCCCCACAATATCCAGGTTATGATATTCACCAACGTTTCCAATTCCGATACCCCATATCCGTTTCTTCTTACATCAGATGTCTTGTTTCTGATACCAAAACCAAGCTCCCACGGGTAATACAATATCGGTTCCTTCGTTATAGGGTTATGAAGAATCATTTCATCCCACACCATGCAGTAACGCGGCAAATGCCCCTTGAATCTGTACTGCTCGAAACCTTCCCTTTGTCTGGGGTCTACGCTGTCAAGAAAACGTATCAGAGAAGCATCCACAGCGCGGAACTTCTGCAATTCCCACATTCTGTTGCGGACCATTTCAAAGGCCAACTGGTCTAATGTGAGACTGTCCGACATTATTTTACTTACAAATTCCTGCAAGCTGTCTACATTGTCCCATTTGTCCGTCCATCCTCCCTTTTCCAGGAAATCAACTATCTTTGAAATCTTTTTCTTGTCCTCGTTTGTCAATTTCTCATCCCCGGTAGAAAAAAGGCTCTTCTTTTTTCTGATTGTGAAGCCTTCCTTTTGCTCGTCTTCCGAAAAATCCATAAAGTTCATTATCTGTTCCACGCGTGTAGACACGATACTTTTCACTATATGAATGTCCCCCATCCGGCGCAATACGGAAAAGGACATAACCCCTTTAGAATCCTTGAATCCTCTTCCGTTACCGGATATGTCGTTAGGGTCAAAGAAAACAGACTGAATTTTTGTAGGCTGTCTATTGATTTCTCCCAGATACAAATTAGCCTTCATTATCTCCCCTGCATCGTTTGAGTTTAACGCAGCCTGCAATTTGCTTTGGAATGCCATAGGTGCAGCCTTTTGCAGCATGTCTATCTCTTCAATGGACAAACTCGAAAGACTTGCAACCAAATCTGGCTTTTCCGCTTTTTGTATTATCTTTCCTTTTCTCTTTCCCATTGTAAACAATTTTTATTCTCCAGCCAATTGTGTAAGGTTTACCGTCGCTTTCTTTCCTCCTTCTACTGCCGTAACAACTGCCGTTCCGGTACGCTGTGCGCCAGTATTTGCATCCGCCACTACAAAATATTCAGTAGAACCCTTGGTAAATCCCGTACCACTCACTACAGTAGTGTAGTCAACCGTCATAGGTGAACCGTCATTCTTCCCGTTCACTTTCTTCTGCTTCTTGCTTGAAACACCGAATATCTTTGTTTCTCCTGCTGCTGCAAATGAAAGTGTTGTCGGGTCTGTAGTCAATGTATATTCATAGGTAACTGTCGCTGCAAGCTGTGTTAACGTAACCTTTACCGTCTTGTTACTTCCAGTCTGTGTAATAGTAATAGAACCGTTATTATCTGTTTCTGCCTTATTTTCAGCCGCCACTATACTATAATTCTCTCCATTAGATGTTTCAGATGAAGTCTCGCTAAATCCGGTTCCGGTAATCTGTGCAGTCGTATCTACCTTCTCGACATCACCAGACGGTTTACCGTTAACTTTTTTCTGTCTTGTTGAAACAACTTGTAAACTCTTCGTTTCTCCAAGCGCTACAAACTGTATGGTCTGTGAGTTGGCTGTAAGCACATAGTCATACGTCACCGTAGCCGCATTCTGTGTCAAGTTCATCTGTACGGTCTTTCCGCCTTCCTGTGAAATGGTCGCCTTTCCCGTTCTCTGTGAGGTCCCGGTATTCTCCTCGGCTTTCAGATTGTAGTTGTTTCCGCTCACTTCATAGCTGAATCCCACACCTGCAAGCTCTATGTCCGTAGGATAGCTTTCTGCCTGCTGTTTTACCCCGTTCAGAACTTTTGTTCTTGTAGAAGTCACGGTAACCAGCTTTTCACCTCCTGCACCGTCGAACGTTACCGCTGTCGGGTCTACTGTAAGCGCATATTCGTAGGTTACAGTAGATGCAGCCTGGTTGCATGTAATCTGCAATGTCTTTCCGCTTTCATTCTGTTTAACCGTCACTACCGCTTTTCTTGTCGTGTTGTTGGGGTTCTCGTCAACCGTTACTTGTCCTCCACCGTCAACCTTGAATCCTGCCCCAGATATTGAGAATTCCACTGGTACACCTTCCGGATGTCCTACTGGTTTCCCGTTCTTAAAAGTCTGCTTAGAAGACGTCACCACGCACATATCATCACCTCCCTTTGCAGGGAAATTGAGTGTAGGTTCTTTAGTCTCCAATACGTATTCCACAACTTCCTGCACGTCCGACAATACCGCGCCTTCTTCTCCGAATCCTTCCGGATATGAGATAAGCTTAACAAGCGCCTTAAACGCCCATTCCTTGAACTGTCCTATATTATAAGTATGACCAGCTTCAATTACAATACCGATAGACTTATAATATTCAATTGCTCCAACAACGTTTTCAGTTACAAAAACATTCAACTGACTGTCTAAACCATCAGTTATGACAGTCAGTTGTTTGGAATTATCTTCTGTTGTAAATAATAATCGTAACATAATCCTTATGCGTTTTCTGCTGTCAATTCCTTACGCCATGTATTATCGTTAGCTATTATAACCACGTTCAAGTCTTCCTTTGCATCTAAATCAAGGTCTTCAAGTGTAAATTCCATCGGCTTGCCTGACATTATCTTTGCAGTAAGTGTTTTTCTATCACCACGAATCACACCAAATCTTCCGACACTCTCATTCAGATTTACATCATTAGGGAAGTAAATATCCACATCCTTAGGAGCAGGAACAGTTGTTTTGATTGTAATTACACACGCATTTTCATCATTCCATTCTGCTGTCACTGCAACGACCTCATTTAATCCCTGAGGATTCAATTCGAGAGTAAGTGCTTTATTTTTAGCAAAGGCAACGAGTTCTTCGTGCATTACAGATTCACCTACTTTCCAAGGAAATCCAAGTTGAAGCAAAGCGTCGCTTCCACTTACTTCATCTTCTGTTACACTTACATCACCAGGAGCAACAATTCCTCTGATTTCTGTGATAAATACTCTTTTTTGGTCACAACTACCATCAGTTACAACTACTGTATCAATTTTCTTATCTGTATCAATTTTCTTATCTGTATCGATAAATCTATATAGTCTCATAATCTTTTCTATTTTTAATTATTAATTACTTACATTCAAAAACTATTTCTTGTGTTACAGCACCATTTTTATCAAGTACATAAACCTGATAAATACCAGTCAAATCTGCTTTCTGAACACCCAAATCCTTCTGGCACTCGAAACCCAGATATTCGTTCTTCTCCTTCATTGTCAGAATCTTCTTGTCGACAGATACGGTACCGATACTTTCGGGAATGTTTGTGAACTCGCAGAACTTATTATTATGCTTAATACAAATCTGAGTACCTTCCGATACCTTTGCTTTGAAGTTCATCCATAACCAAGGAAGACCGCCTGCATATTCAGCCTGCCACGGATATTCCGTCAGATAGGATTCGGGGAGAATACTGTTATAGTCCTCCTCACTGTTGATAATTCCACTATTAGGGTCCATCTTAATAGGCAAGGAATAGGGCTGAATTGCTTCTATCTCCTGCTGCAAAGCCTCGAAATTGCCTTGCAATCCCTGTGCAACCTTTGCCCCGGTATCACCGTCCTGTATTTGATAAAACGCTGCTTTTTTCATAATCTCTAAAATTTAAACTTTAAATCGTTATACTATACGAAATTATCATGCCAAATATTGTCTGTAGAGAAAATGAGCTGTCCCATTCTCCAAACTCCGTCTTTCATCCATTTGCCGAAGTTGTCCCAAACTCCTTTGGTAAGTACCCATACTGCCGGAATACTGAACTTCCCTCCAGAAATCCAATAATTGCGCATGTTCCATCTATCGTTGTCCAGTACCCATACCTTCTTCACCTTTGGCGGCATTGTCTGTGAAGTACCGCCCGAACCTCCTCCAAGGTATGTGCCCGGGTTTTCTTTCGTTCCGACCCTTGAATAGGTTCCGGGCAAATAATCGCCTTGTGCCATAGTCATTCTCCTTTCATTTCCTTTATCGTCTCCGGTTTCTTATCCCCGAACTCGTCGAAATCAGACAGATATTTTCTAATTCTCTGAGGTACCAAAGTAGGGCTTACCTTTGCCGCGTTCTCCACGATTGAGATTGATTCTCGTATTATAAGCGCGTTACACACCACGGCACGGAACCATGTGTATATCTCCACATTGCCGCCTTCCACCGTAAAGTTCCCCATCACATGCGAAACAATCAGAATAGCTGAATAAATGAAAAGCTTCGTGATAATCATTGAAAAACCCTTGCTTGAAAAGTCCTTGTTCTTGATATGGTATACCCAGCTTACAAGTGTGTCTATCACTATAAGAATCATTAGGTATTTCAAGAACTCCCAGTCCCGAAACACATATTTCTCAATGAAGGATGTCGTGTTGGAAAAAGAGATAGGTATGCTCAGCAACACGGGAAAATATAAACTCATTACGTATTCCCTTATTTTATGTAGTTTTCCCATAATCATATGCGACGGAATTTTAGGAAATTGTATATGCAATGTGTACAAGTTTACTTGGTGAGGCTTCCGGATATTTCTTTTTCAGATAGTCATAGCGTTCTCTGATAACCCTTTCTGCCTCTTTAGGGTTGTGTCCCGATTTTGTAGCGGAAACCACAAGCTTTTCAATTGTAGGAAAGCCATCTTTTCCTTTCTGCTTGTCTTCCTTCGCGGTCTCCTTTGTCTTGATACCCTGGCGTCGTACCCATCCGTTAGCGGTCTTCACATATTCTTTCCCTCCCCAGCTTTTTACGGTTCCGATAGGTTCACCCTTCCGTGCCTTCTCTATATCGTCAGATACGCACATTCCGGCTATGCCCTTGAAAATGTTCAGAGGGGTTTCCTTGTATCGCAACATGTCCCGGTTCTCGGACATTGATTTGAAAATTCCTTCCTTTCCCGGTATCACTTCCACTTGTGAGGGTCTTATGAACATAGGTTCTTCCTCGTAAATGTCATTCAGCACTTTAACCGTTTCAAGTGATTTCCAGTCCGCAGCCGCACATGCTTTCTCGAACTCGTCCATCTCGTTGTTTTCTGACTTGTTCAAAACATCAGTAGCAAAAGCCGCTACCTGCTTTGCGGTGAACGCTTCGTAGTCGTTGTCAATGAGAAACTGTTCAAATTGTGCACGTCCGAACACTTTCTCTTCTTTTTTATTAATATTCATGAATAATGCCTTTTAAAGTTATAACGAAATTGCAATTACAACGGTAAAAATAGGCATTATCAGTCAAATAACCAAGCTTTTACCTTGAATAATTATCCAAGCATGGGTATTTGTACTTCGCGCGGATAGGATGTGTCTTTATGTACTTCCGTCTTCTGTTTTCTACCCGTTTCCTGGTCCTTTCGGCTTTCGCCAAAGCCTTTTCTATCTGTTCGCGTCGCTTCTCGTCACGCGCTATGCGTTCCCGTATCATCTGTTCTGCGTACAGTTCTACGTCCTCGGTCTCATAGTCATTGTATATGTATTCACTTACCGTTTCCATACTCTATATGCTTCAAATTCATTAGGGTTGTAATTTTCGTATTCGGGTGCCTCGTGACAGCGATATTTCGCCACCAAATCAATTCTGCTGTTTTCTTCAACCTCCCTTTGTATTTCAGACTTATAAAAACGTTCCTTTTCTTCTTCTATTTCCTTTTCCTTCTCGAAATTGTCCTCCCAATATTCCAAGTTCTTTTTTAGGGTGTAATAAAAACTCAACCTCTTTTTGCACGGCAATTCCTTTTCTCCACACGTTACAGTAGCACTTCTTTTTGCTATTCTATTGAACTCCTTGTCTTCCCACAAATAACCCTTTTCTTTTCTGAACCAAACTCTTTTGAGATAATAAACAGAATCCTTTACCCTTGAAACACCTTCCTTAATCTTCTCGAATCTTCTTGCAAACATATTCTTCCATTCTTCCCTGTCCGGCAATGCTATTGTATAGTTATTCAAATTAGGGTTGTATCTCATTGATTTAGTCGCCTTTTCCGGCTTCATGTATACTCTTTCTCCAAAAATCTCTTTCAATGCCTTTATAAACTTTCTCACTGTGTCTACACTGCATTTCATACGGCTTGCAATACGTTTAGGGCTTTCATAGAACGATACTTCGCAATTGTTCCATTTTATAGCCTCTAATGCGTGCTTATGCGCCATCTTTACAGCCTTTTCATAAACCTTGTCATAATCCGATTCCTTCCAGTCCTCGTTATTGTACAGCCATTCAACTATCTTTAAAATCTCGTCTTTCTTTGATTCCTCGTCATTCCATACGTCCAAATTATACTCTGCAATCTCCTTACAATGCTTATAATGCCTTATCTGCTTTGAAATGTAATTCAATATCCTTGTAAAAATAGGAGACCATTTTACCCCTTTCTCCTTAATCACATAACGCAAATAATCCGGTAAATACATCTCTTCCGTTACATCCTTGAAATCCTTGTTTATGATTGTACATACATCCTTTTCGGGGAATTTAATGTAGTCATTCAGTCTTAAAAACTTGATATAATCCTTCGCTTTTCTGTAGGAAATACCCACTTCTTCCGCAATCTTCAATGACAGTTCTTGTGTAGTAAAACTTCTTTTCCAAAACGTCTTATACTGATATTTTTTCTGATTTCTCTTGCAATACTTGTTGTTTATCAATCTAATAGCGCACAATACGCAGCAATACTCGTAATCCTGGATAGTATGTATACTCTTCAAATCCTTAATAGGAGACTTAATCTTTTTTGAAATGTCCTGGCATGATGCCGATTTTTCTGTATCTTTTTTCATACACTTCTCTTTAATTTTCTCACTCTACAAATACCATTTTGGTTTTATGTCTTGCTTAAGGACACCCACTAATTTTTAGCTTCTTTCTTGCTAAACAAAAACAAAGAAAAAGGGGATTTTTCAAAAAGAAGCTAATGTTTAGTGAGAAAACTAAAGAGTAACCCCTTTTTCTTTTGCGGCCCCAAATCTTCATCAGACCTTAGCCGCTATGTTTAAGCACTGCAAACATAGGGATAAATTTTCAATCCACAAAATTTTTTCGAGAAAATTTTGCCGGGCGCGCCTTTTTCCCAAAATCCCTTCTTGTTTTCGTCTTCTTTCTTTCGCTTCGTCTCCCCTTTCTGTTTTTACTTCCGTTAACACTTTCCATATCTCACTTTATCCCCCTTCCCCATTTTTCACTCTTTCCCCTTCCTCCCCCAAACCCCCTATTGCTATATTGCAGTTCTTCCTCCTATTAATATACCCGTAAGGGTAAAAGAAGAAAGGGAACTACGTACCCCTTTAGGGGTTAGATAATACCCTTATGGTAAAATGTCAAAGTGTTGATTTCCAGATAGTTATAAATAGTAATAAATATTGACAGAAATTTCCTCGAAAAAGCCTACCTTTACACGTGTTTAATCTTAAAAATTGTAAAATATGAAAGTAGTTTATGAATCGAAAATTGCGAAAATTATCATTCCGACCTTTTCCGCAATCCTAATTTTTTGCTGGTTGCTTTGCAAGAAAACGAAAGAGTATTACGACGAAGAATTCTTGAAGCACGAAGAAACCCATTCCTATCAATGGAAATCATTAATGATACCGGGAACCGTGCTTTTTAGCGGTCTTGCAGGCATTTTCTCGTGTCCCTGGTTACTTCTACTTATCCCGTTGACGTTCTATCTGTATTACGCCCTGGAATGGCTCGTACGTGTAATAGGAGCCTTAATCAAATATCACCCAGGTTTCAGTGGCGGTATAAAGAAATGGATTAAGAGAATCAAGGCTATAAACCATGACTGTTACCATGCAATCGTGTTTGAACAAGAAGCGAATGCAGTAGAAAAAGGACTGGTAGATTATGGTTTTTTGTCATTCTTCAAGTATTATTAACTCGGTTGTCAAGATTTAGAAAAGAAAAGGGACGTTTCACAACGTCCCAGTCTGTCGGGTTTCGCCAAACCCAGGTTCTTATACTACAAAACAAAAATGAATAATTATACAAATTGAGTGAATATTTATGCAATAATTTTCTTTATGGAAATCGCGTTCTGCTTGATATTCCCGATTTTCCGAATAACCTCATTAGTGGAAATATCCCTATAGGAAGAAAGAATTTCCGAAAGTTCGGCAATCTTATCCACAATCACATTCATTTCCTGTAACCGTTGCCAGCTTATGGAGACGGAAAAATGATTTTTAATAAACTCGTCACGGGCTGTTCTTGCTTCTTCCACGGTACGGAAATAACCGATATTGTACTTCTTCTTTTCAACCTCTATTATAACCCGGTACGGCTTGTTTTTGGACCGTTTGTCATAATAGTAAATATATCGGTCACTTCTCGGCTTCATCGTCTTCTTTCTTTTCGGGAACCGGGATAGGTCCCAGGCAGTGAACAAAGATGGCTGTGATAAACGGGGAAATGATAAGTGCCAGAAGCATCCATACACCGAAACTTCTGTTCATCCTTTCTGCCGTAGAACCTACCTCGGCACTCAGCATGAGATGAACGATAAAAATAATGATAGTCAAAAACACGATACCTGCATTCATAATTTAATCCTCCTATTTAAGTTCGTTGATAATTTTTACTGCCTTTTCTTTCAGACTTTCTTCATTTGTTTCGTTTCCCATTTCCTTGCTGATTAGGGATAATGTGCCATCCAGGTTCTTTCTGTATACGGCAATCATACTCATACTTTCTCCTTTTGCCGGGTCATATACTACCCGGTAGTTTCCTTTGCTTAATGTTCTCATTTTAAAATAGTGTTTATGACGTTGTTAATAGTAAATTCTTCAATCTCTTTTATGTCCTTTTCAGAGCACAAATTCTTGTTTTCGGTATATTCTATGATATTGCCGTAAAGAATGTCTATAGGGGACGGAAAACGGCTTATTTCTGCCACTTTCCATATTCCGAACTTGACTGTTACATATACCTCGTATGAATCGGGGTTCTTGAAAAAGTCTATATTTGCCATGATTGTAAAGATTTTATTTGTTTGACAATTATCAATTAATAAGGAAGACCATAATTGTTACGGTAAACTTCTACCAAAGAAATATTTACGTTTGGATAACCTTTAGTGTTATAGGATTTCTTGGCATAATAGAGACGGACACCGACAAAACGTTCTTTCATCATTTCGTAATTATTCTTTGCATCTTCGATGTTCTTGAAAAACTCTACATAATCATTTCCCATGCTAACCGCAAAACCTCTGATAACTTTAATTTCATTTTCCATAACCTTATCTTTTTATTTGTTTGACCTAATTAGCTGTCTCCTTTAAGAAGACATTGCAAATATAAAACCTTATTTAGACATAAGCAAGTGCGTATGTCATTTTAACATAAGATTAACATATAATCCCCAAATAAAACACCCGGAAACATTTCTACACGAGAAGCGTAACCGGGTGTCGGTCAAACAAATATATAAAAATTAGAGAAAGAAGGTTCTAAACAATGTCGGGATGAAAGTATGTCGGATAGTCCCATTCCTTGATAAGCTCCTTAAGCTCCTTCCAGGGAATGAAAATGGTGTGAGATTCGATAGCCGCTTTCTTATCACCAGTCCAGTAGATGGAAGAAAAAACCGGGTTCTTGGACTGTACTATACTTTCTGTCGTCCGTCCTCCCATGTCTTCGATAAGCTTACTATATCCGAAATAGCTGATGTTCTGACCCAGGATAAGACAAAGGATATCGCCAGATTTGCACTTTAAGGCCCGGGCCACGGATGTTCTGTCTTCGACGTTTATACCGTTATTATCACGAAGCAAAACAAGCTTGTTAGAATAACAAAGCCAATCTATGTACATGCTTCCCCCGTCGTATGTAAATTCGTTCTTTTTGCTCATATCAAATCTTTATAATCGTCTTCCATCCTTTTTATTTCGCTCGTCAATTCCTGGCTTAAATGGAATAGGAACTGTTTCTGATTGTCTTCCATCTCGTCCTCATTACAACTCATCTTCCTGGAGAGCTGGTCCAGATACCGGATGAACCGCTTTCTCTGGATAAGGTCTATATAGGAGACCACATAAAGAAGAGCGTCCATTCTTTTCTGAATTCCCGTAACCGTCCCTATGCACCACAAAAGAAGGGTGATAAGGACTACTGTAAGAAGAACGAGACATATAAATATCGCTGTTATCATGTTTGCAAATATATGAAAATAAAACAAATAATTAATACTAAAGAACGTTCAAATTTTCGCCCTTGTCAATATATACGGGTCTCGAAACCAGGGAACACGGGGAAATGACAACATATTTGCCCGGACGGACCTTCCGCAATGTCATTCCCCGGTATTCGGCAATCTGTCCGACCCAGATGTAGCATTCCTTCCTAATCATTGAGAATGCTTTTAATTGAAGCCAGTTTATTTTCAGCCTCTTCCTTCGTTTGAAAATAGTTAAGGTTTTTGTATCGGATATTGTCCGATTCGCTGTCTGCTTCCACAGTCTTGCATATTGTAAAGCGGTTCCAATCGATATAGTAATAGGAATCACCCATTTTGGCACGCCAATGAAGCTTTTTAGTACATTTTTCTTTTTCGTCATAGTATAGGTTATTTTCGGAAAGAACTTCGTTCATACGCTTCTTTTCTTCTGGTGTGGAAAATCTGTACCCGCATTTCACATAGTCATAGAAGGAAAAAGTATTTTTTGGAAGATGGAAACTGCCGTTTTTATAATAGGCATGGAAGTATATATTTTCAAGCAACGGTTCCGAATCACCCTCTTTGTATATCACTATCGTACCGTCTTCATGTGTCAGACAGTCACCGTCATTGAGTTCTGTAAGAGTACAATCCCCATCATGGATAGACAAAAATTTGCCGTCCTTGTTACATAAAACCTTTTTCATAATTGTAAAATATTTTTATTAGAAAACATAATTAATCAAATCAGAAAGCCAGGACAAGAACTGTATCATTCCGAAGAAAAGAAGGGTACAAGTGAGTGCACCTACTCCGTACCAGAAACGCACCCACCATTCACGATATTTGGCTTTCAATACTTTATTACCGAAACGACCGTGAAAGAAATTTATAAGCTGCTTTTTCATAATATAAAGAATTTTAGAATTCGACAAGAATAAGACGTTTACCGCTTTCCTTCTCACTGACCCACATATAATTGGAACCGAAACCGTAATCAAAAAGAGAATTGAATGTAATCGGGTAATTCGCAGAAATGAATTTCATTGCCTTTCTTAATTCTTTTTCGTCATTACATTCGGAGATTTCGTTAAGTATATTGACATAAATAGAGATTGCTGTTGGTGAATGATAGGCATTCAACGGGTTTTCTACAATTACTTTCATAATCAAATCCTCCTTTATGTTAATATATTTCATCCTCATGCAATAGTTCACAGTAAGCAGGAGTTTCAGCGTCCGTATGCTTATTGGTTATAAGAACCTCGTCACCATTGGTGTATATCCGTGTAGCAAATGCACCGAAAAACAAACTTTCTTTCATACCGAACAATATTACTGCATCATCATTTACATTTGCAAGTGCTGCAATCAATTCTTTCTTTGTCATAATCTTATATCTTTATTTGTTCAACATTTCGAGTTGTCTTTGAAGGAGATTAGCGCGGTTCTGTTCGTTACTTGCAAATTCCATATTGCCGATAGACTTGTAGAACTCGACGTTTTCAAGTGCTTCTGCAAGCGCTTTTTGTTTCTGGGAAATCATGGAGGAAATTTCGTTGTTATTGCCTCTCTTTATCATTTCTTCAAACTCCGTACCTCTTACTTTGTAAAATTCTGCTTTCATAATCTTATTTCTTTAATTTGTTTGACCTTGTTTCCTTATCACATTGCAAATATAGGGAGTTATTGAGACATAAGCAAGTGCTTATGTCATTTTAACATAAGATTAACATAATCTTTCTTTCAGTGATATTTTATTTTTCAGAAATAGAAGAAAATGGTATGTGATTATCAGACAGTTAACCCTAACTCTGAAAATTGAATTGTTTTTCGGCATACAATAAAATACAGAAAATGAAAAACCGGGAACCGGGCAAAATACCCGAAATTCCCGGCACCCCAAAAACAATCAAATCACCTCGTCACTGACCCAATCACCAGAACTCGCTATCTCTTTTTCATCCATCAAAGGATAGGGGTAGTAGGATACATAATTATTTCAATTTAAATTTACAAATGATAAAAATACGAAATTTGCAAAATCGCGGCTACAGCATACTGTAGTATCGATTGCCCTATAAGGGAGAATACTTTCTGAATATAGTAAAATATATTTACGCATTAAATAGCGTCACTTTCTTGCCGTTGCATAGGTCCATAGTGTCTACATGCAGCCAATTAACACCGTCTTCCAGTCTGATAGGATAAGGAAGCTTGTCGGAATCGTCCACAATGATTTTCCGTGCCGCTTCCGCTTCCATACCGGACACAGTAATATCGAATGCGCGACCTAATGCGTGCGCGCTCATATACGGCTTTTCAAGCATTGTCTTTTCCTTGCATAGAACACACACATTGCATCGTAAACCGCGCTGGGAATAGCTGCCTCCGTTCTTCCAGTTGTTGATAATGAAGGGTTTGCATAGGATTTCCTCCCTCAATACAAGGAGCGTCTCCAGTGCTTCGGTCGTGAAAAAGCTCCATATCTGCGATTCTGAATACTTGTTATACACGTGGGGGCATGCAAGTTCGGGAAGCGTGAAATACTTTCCCAGTCTTCTGATAATCTCTTTTCTTTCCATAATGATACAAAATTTGAATAAAAATAGGGGTTGCAGCCATTTAAACCGGGCTTTCACCCCCAGCCATAACAGACTTGCAACCCCTACCGCCTTTGTTAACCTTTAAATACAACTGCGATACAACCTTACCAGTTAATTATCACGATAGCAAAGATAGTGTTTTTATCTCAAAAATAAGCTAAAGTTCAGAAAATAATCGCTCGCACTCTTCCAACTCCTTTTTCATTCTTTCTTTTATAAGCGGAAAATAGGTTTTCGCTATATCCTCGTCAATATAGAAATAGGAATCATAAGAGTTCGTTATTTGTATCTTTTCCTCTATCTCAAACCTGGAAATTCGCTCTAATTGGTCTTTCAAATATTCGATTTTATCGTGTAGCCTATTTGCTTCCTTTAATTTCGACTTGTCCATAACTGCTTGATAATAAAGCCCCATTTCGGGGCTTTTGTGAAAATAATAAGTATATAGAAAGATTTATTCTACAATTTCCGCATCACTTTCCGGCTCGTATTCCTTCTTTTCTTTTTCTTGGATAGGGGCGTTCTTCCATTGGTCTATGAAGTGCTCGATTACACGACGTCCATCAGTCACAACCTTTTCCAGTTTCTCGTCCGGTTCCAACAATTCATCTGCCATTGCTGCGGCTATGTGCTTTGCCTTCATCACCTCTTCCACCAAATCACTGTCTATCAGTTCACCCAGGCTTTTCTTTGTCAATAGGTTGAATGTCAGTCCTTCGATAATCTGTTTTCTCTTCGACATTGCATTGAGCATTGCATTCATACGTGGAGCGAACTGTTCCGGCTTCATGTTCTCGAAGCTCTTATCGTCGAATCCCTCGAACTTGGATGCTGCCAGGAATGCTACCTCATATTCCTTTGGTGTCATTACCACGCCTGCCTGCAAGCATTCTGTACAGAACAAAATGTACTTCACGTTGTTTCTCAAATCTTTTTCCATAATCTTTTGTCTTTTAATATGTTGGTTATTATTCTATTGTCTGGAACATTTTCCCGGTCTCCGTGTCCTTCCAGGTTATTATCATATTCTTTCCTGCCTTGACGCTTACAAGCTCTACATGCACCATATTGCCGTTCTCGTCCTTTATATAGTGTTCCGGTTCATATTCCTTGTCATATTCCCGATATTTCTCTACAAATGTGTCATAGCCTATTATCTCAAAGTTATCTTCCCATGACGATATCTGGATAACCATAGATTCTATATTCCCGTCAACCACGTTTGATGATGCTTGGTACGACATTCTCAGTTCTTCCAGTGCATCCAATACTTCCGTTATTCTCAGATTGTAGTCCTCGTATGCCTCTATGCAAGGTGCAAAATCTATGAGCTTGTTCTTTAGGTATTCCTTGAATTCCTTTTCTCTTTTCATGATGTTGTCTTTTTATGATTGTTCCACATTGTACAATGATACAAGAACCGTGCCAGGACTGTTCCCTATGCCATATCGGCTTTCCATATGTCCTTTCCCTTTCTTTTGCAAATTAACAATTATAAGTTGACGTTCATACTGTTGTTTATCGGGACCGGGCACGCTTCCTTTCCTCTATGTCATAGGGTTCTCCCTTCCCGGTTATTTGTATCACTGTTTTCCCTCCTTGATTCCCTTCATTACCATTGTAACAAATGTATAACGGGTTAATAATAAAAATATGGTCTGTAGGGTATCGTAGAGGGTATTTCTTCTTTTATTTCTCCTTGTATATCCCGACCACTGTTCCTTCCTCGTCCGTTATGAATAGGGTCTTGTGCTCCTTTGATTCGTACACCCTTTCTGACAATCTGGTTACCGGGTATGTGTTGCCGTTGCTGTCCTTGATGGTGTATATTATTTTGTTTCCTTTGTTGAATACGGGTTCTTTTGGCTGTTCCTTGTTCTTCTCATCGTCTTTCTTTATCCACTCGTTGCACTTATATAAGTAATAGAGGGCTTTCAAGAACACATGGAAATCTTCCTCGTCTACCATTACCATTTTCTTGTTTCCGAATCCGATTGAGAGGACCTTTCTCTGCATGTCATATTCCTTATGTAGGGGCGTTGTGAATGTGCTGGTTATGTAGAACTCCGCCTCGTTTATCAGATATTCTGCATTGCAGCTCTCCTTAATCTCAATCTTCGTTTCCTTGTTTATGAATGGGTCCAGTACGTCAATCATATTAGACATCAAGTCGGCAATGAACTGTCTTGCCTGGTATGTTACCGGGTATGTCTTTCCTCCTTCCCCTATCAGTATTGCATTGTTTATCGGGCTTGTGGTTACATTCATATCAAGTGCCTGGATAAGTTCTACCACGGTCTCCATATCGGTTCCCTTTCTTATGTAGAAGTTGTTGTACTTGTGTATTATCTTCTTCTTTGCATCCTTCATTTTCTGTTTGAATAGGATGGTCTTCTTTGTCGCTCCTACTTCATTGTAGAAGTCATTCAAGAATTGTTCCACGTGGAACAATGGACTTTTTGCTGTCTGTTCTCCTATCAATATAGCGGTAATCTGTTTTGATTTAGAGACTGTTAAGTCCATTAAATCGCAAATATTGAATACTTTATTGATACTGTTTTCTGTACAGCACACCAGAATACTGCTATCGTACTTTTTCTGGAATTCTTCTCTATCCATAATCTTTTTATTTTTAAGTTTTGTAAAATATCTATACTGATTGTCAAGAAAATAGGGGTTACTTTGATTTTCACCCCTTCTTTCCGTATACTTAATAATTCGCAACCTTCTGTCGGGTATTGGCGACGAAAGTCTTGTTGTTTCCGGACAGCTTTATGGGTCCAAGATTCTCCCAATCACCGTTTGCCCATGTTTTCGTTATGATGGAATCTATGTACTTGTCCATATTCTCCTTGATAAGCTTCTTTGCAGGTGCCAGGGAATGGAAGGTGAACATAGGGCTTGTCTCTTCGCAGTCCACATCGTGTTCCCACTTTTTCAATTCCTTGTTGAATCTGTCACCCTTGTACTTCATTGTCACGGGTTCACTGAAATATACTGTATAGGTCTTCATTTTGTTTTGATTTTTAGAGGTTATTGATTATCTGTAATATTGTTCCCTTGCTGCCTTCGCTATCGCTTCCCCGTATTCTTCCGGACTTGCCAGGTAAGGTATCTTGAAAAGTTCCGATACGAGTTCGAGCTTTTCCTTGTTTGTCATTCTCTTTGCTATGTCCTTTACGAGAGTTACTCCGTTCATGTCTACATATTCCTTGTATGCTTCATGGAGTTCTCCGCGTTCGTCCAAATCGTTTATTATTCTTCTTGTAGGGAAGCAGCACAGTATCTCGCTGATATAGGTGTCGTCCCCGTCTTCCTTTATTCCCTCATAAACGGGACCAAATGAATAGTTATCCATGAACTCCATCACCTTTTCTGCGATTTTCTTTCCTTCCAATTTTACTTTAAGGTTTGCCATAATCTTTTGTTTTTATTTGTTTGACATCTTGTTTCTTATCACAACGCAAATATAAGACCTTATTTAGACATAAGCAAGTGCTTATGTGCTTTTAACATATAATTAACATATAAAAGGATATAATAAAAGCCAGCTATTTATCACAAACTGCTGGCTGTCAATTAGATATTAACTACTAATACTCAAAAATGAACATAAAGTTTTTCGTTTGATTTTAAATCTCGTAGTCCACATCCCATGTTATCGAATCCAAAGATACGAATTTATACCCGGTTTCCTCTTCCAGGACTGATTTTATTTTCTCTACTTCCTTGTCTGTAGGAGGAACCTGCATTATTTCCACATCCATAGGCACATGTACCTGTACCGTTGTGTCCTCGTCCATTCTCATTGTTGCGATTGCTACTATCATACTATTTATTATTATAGGATTAATTAATCGTTGTTTTCTTCCGGTATCGGTTCGTTCTGCATCCATTTCACATACAGTTTTTCCATGCACATGTCAATTTCTTTCAATGCCTGTTGTTCGGTCAGACCGTATTCTTTTGTAAGTCTTTCCATTACGCATTTCATTACTTCCTCAACATATATCTTTACCATAACTACTTGTTTTTTAATTGTTTATAAATAGGTACACTATCTGTCGCAGACCATGCACCGCATGAATTTTGAAAATCATAATCTAACTAAAAGTCAAAACAAAATGTAATTATTTCTTTCCAATTTCCACACCCTTCATCTGTCGCAGGCGGTTAAGAAGCCGTTCTCTTGTCTTTGATTTGGACGGTTCTTCAATTATTTCGGCCTCAACTACTTCGGGTATCATTTCTTCCACGAATTTTTTGTTTTCTTTCTCTATTTCTCCCCAGTCATACGTTTTTATGAGTGCTCCAGGAAGCATCACCTTTTCGGAACCCAATACCGGGTTGCTTGCAAATCCGTTGAAGTCCTTGTAATAGGAGGTGCAAAGCTGGTGCATCAGTATTTCGGGTCTTATTCCCGATTTTGCGGCTACCATACCCACTATTAGACTGTTTACGGGGATGTCTCGCATTACGCGGCTTATGTTCTCTTCACCATGCAGGGTTGCGTTTATGTCTATTTTCCCGTCAACTGTAAGTTTAATTTCATTACCTTTTACTTCCTTCCGTGCGGCTTCCAACAAAGCGCGTATTTCCTTTAGGATATTGAGTGCACTTCCCACGTTTCCTTTGCTCCAGAACTCTTCATATTTGAGCTGCAAGTCTGTCATACAGTCATTTATGATTTCCAGTCTTCCGGCTTCCGTTGCCACCTTATAGCGGTCAGAACGCATCACGTACTTGCTTTGCCTTGCCTCTATGAGTGACTTGTGATTGTTGAAAAATTTTACCAAATCTTCTTCTCCCAGCGAATAACCTTCCTTTTTCCGGATAATTTTAATAATATCCTTGGGGTTGTGCATGGAGCCGAACAAGTCCAGTAACATAGGGGTGAGTTTGGCAAGTGCCTTTGCTTTGTCGTTATGCAAGTCGAAAGCATGGAAATACTCACTCTTTACCCTGTGGAACTTGGCAAGAAGGGGCAACATCACATTTGTACGAATTTCTGTAGCGTCGTTTATTGCTTCCTGGGATGCTCCGCGTTTCGCCATGATACCCTTTATATTGACAAGCTTAAGGTCTATCACATAGGTATAACCTTCGTTCCCCTCATACTGCATAAAACGGTCCGGGTGTTCGTCAAGCTCCCTTCTTACCATCTCATAAGCTACGTACTTGTCTTGCATGTAGGGTGAAGCGATTAAAACGAAATCGGGCGCATCTTTTAGAATGTCCTCTTTAGTATATTCTATCTTTTTTGCCATATATAGAAGTTTTACCCACAAAGGTAAGTTTTAATAGGGAAATAAGCAATAGTTTATTTGCCAAATTAATACCATGTACACGAAACCAAAACTTCTTCCTTTTCCTGTTCAACAAATGAAACCTCCGGTTCCACATTTTCACTGATTGTTGATTCAAACCATAGCATTTCTTCCAGCTTCGCTGTCATATCCGGTTCCGCAAATTTTTCTCTGTCCATCGTAATACATTTCTATTTCGTTTTCTGCTAATGTAAGTTCCCACGGCTGTAACAACAAGTCCATTTTCATAACTTTGCATTGAGGCATCCATACCCTATCATTATTATACTTCACGTTCTGGACTGCGTGCACATCCACTTCGACAAAATAGCGGTTCTCCTTTCCGATAACAACGGGTTCAAAATTGACCGCATAGCATGCCATCTTATGTACAAAATCTTTTTTGTCCTTGTATTCCAGGACGAAGTTGCATATAAACCCGTCGTTATTGTCGTTATAAGTCTTCGTAACCTTCTTTTGATAGAGGTAAGCGATTATTTTCTGTATCATTCTTTAGTTCCTTTTTATTGTTTTCCACGATACCCTGTATCAAATATCTCTGGTATGCGCTAAAAATAAATCTGTCCAATAAAGGGCATGAATCATTGTTCTCGTATCTTCGTGTATGATTCAGAATAAAACTGTCGTCCGTGTTTTCCGTTTCGTACACGACACGTTCTTTATTGTTGTCATTGTCCCTATAGGTAATACTTGTCTTTACCTTGTATTCTTCATCTTCTCCTTCCGACTGAATGTTTATTGTTATTGTCTCATTCAGTTTATACCTTGTTGGGCTTAAAGTATGTTTCAATTTTTCAATACTTATATATTGATACGAACGGTTAAGGGGCGAATTAATTATAATCACATCTTCCTTGTCTATCTTGTGCCATCCGCAACTTTCATTGGAATATGAAACAATGGCATTCCCAGTCTTTCTGTTATACCCTACAAGCATGGAAATACGTCCCATGTCCACCTCTTTTCCGATATGATTTTTGATATACGCTACCGCTTTAGTAACGAATTCGCCTTCTTTTGTGGGGATAGCTACATGTCCTCCCATCACATAATCCCACTTCAAATAGTAATATTCTTTGGGGAAATAGAGGGGGTGAATAATCTTTACAAAAATTTCATCATCATAACCTCCATATCTCACTCCCCATTCTATAAGGACTTCACTGTTCGTTATATCCACTTCCTTTTCATCCGCTATTTCCTGCAATTGCTGCAATACTTGTTCCGGTGTGTATTTACATATAAGCTTGCTACTGTATATGTATTTCCCATTATATTTTCTTCCTACCCTTGCATGTTTTTCAAACGGCAAATGAATAGAGTTTTCCGGTCTGCTTACCGTCTCTTTGAAAATTCTTTCTATGTCTTCTACTTTCATAATCGTATTGTTTTAAATATCCCAATCTTTTAACGCCATTTCCAGGCATTGGCTTATACTTAATTTCGGGTCTTCCTTTAGGTATTCAAGCGCTGTAACAGCTACTTCCGGTTCAAGTCCGTATCTGCTTGCCTTTATCATGCACTCCAACCAATAGGTTCTTTCTTCTGTGTAGGTCATTCTTTATCCTCCTTATACTTTTCTACCAATTCCAGGTTCTGCGGTATAAACGCTCTTTGTTCACCGTCTATCTTCAAATGATAATAGCGGTTACTTTCCGTTCCGCATATACTTGCCACTTCTGTAATCTGTCCGATTAGCATCATATCAGAACAATGGAGTATCTTTACCTTGTCGCCTACTCCGAATTTCTTAGTTTTCATAATTCTTTTCTACTTTATAGTTAAATGCTTCCAAAAATGATTCTACCACCATCTTGTTAAGTATTTGTTCTCCCTGGTGTATATAGATAGGAATAAGATGGTGTTTCTGGCACCACATATCCATCATTTTAGATTCTGCAAACTGCCACAGAAGCTTTTCATAGCTTTCTTCCGTATGCACCTGGGTTTCTCCTTTGGGGTTGGTTATTCTTATCATAGTATTGTAATTGTGAAGGGCTTTTAAAAGCCCTTCTTGTTATAAATTCAAACAACAAACAGACATATCGCATTCCTCGTCGTATTCGTAGCCAAAAAGTTTTCCTTTGAAGTAGTTCTGCAATCTTTCAAATGCGCTTTTGTTTTCTTCATCCCAAGCTATCGTTATCATGTTAACACGGGCAAAAGTTATTTCAACACTAACTTTTGCAACCTTTGAAAGAGTGTTTTCTAACATTTGTTTCTTGGCTTTAAATACTGAATTCATAATCTTATCTTTTTGTTGTTTGACTTATCGTTTTCCTTATCACACCACAAAGATAAGATTATGTTATGACATACGCAAGTGCTTATGTGCTTTTAACATATAATTAACATATCAGTCCTTTTCCACATATTCGATTATAGGAGTTTCCTCTACCTTCGTCAGTCTGCATTCACCCACAAGGTCTTGCATGTATTCCAACGCTTTAGTAGAGGCTTTTATAAAGTCCTCATGCTGTTGCAATATAACCAGCTTGTATTGTTTCAGCTTTCCAGAAACGGTTACCTCACTGTATACGCCCGTGCACTTGTACCATCTTCCCCCGTGTTTTTCGTTGCGCTTCACCGAATCCACAATCACCTCTTTAATAGGAGATATGGCAAAGTCCGCATCTATATTGAATATCCCGTACCCAGTTGCCATTGTTTCAGCGTCCATGTAATTTTCCGCTTGTACGGCTATGACATCGACAAACTTTTTATAATTACCGTTTGTCGAATTCGGGTCCGGTGCCATATAGGTAAACGTACATTCAAATATCATTCTTTCCCCTCCTCTTCCTGTTTGAGACAAAGCACGCATATAGGGACTGCCGGATATTGGCATACAAGCGGAATACAAGCCGTTTCCGCGTTTCTGTTCTTCCCTCTTATCCTTCGTATCAAATCATTGAATTCTTCTTTTTCCACGAAAAGATATAAAGGATGTACCTTATAATCCTTATCCTTCTGTATCATTATCTTCTGCTGTTCCATGTGGATATTCAGCATTTCCTGGGTCGGCAAATGGTCCTCCAATCCCGTTACTTTATTTGCACACACAAGTGATACACTCTTTCCCGGTTCTATTACGGGAATATACATTTTCGGCTTTTTCATAACTTCATATATTTACCTTTGTCAATTCTTTTTACTTCTCCTTTACTCATTTTCTTTAATAGGAAGTGGTCTATTCCACTTCTAACGGAACCAGGGTGGAAATCCTTTATCTTGGTGATTAATTCAATCCGACAAAATTCGGTTCCTGGTTTCATCCGCTTAAATTCGCGGTCTATTTCCGTATATACGGTTTTCTTAGGTTCATCGTCAAACATTGCAATATACAAGCTCCTTTCTTGCTCTGGTTATAGCCACAAACAATAAACATTTTTCATTATATAATGCTTCTTCCGTATTCGCATACTTGCTGGGAATCAAACTCCTGTTCAGCAAGAAAACACGGTCTGCCTCCAGTCCTTTAGACTTGTGGATAGTGGATAATACGATACCTTCCGTATCGTCCTTATATATCTCCTTTATATTGTCTTCCAACTTCTTCATATCTCCCCAGTTCTTGTAAAGCATTTTCAATATAGTACACTTTTCAAGAAGGGTTACATAGGAAGGGTTATTTTTTGCCTGGATATCAGTAAAACCCCGTTCTTTGAGTTCCGAAATTTTCTTCTCGCACATCGTATCCAGGTCTTCAATATGTTTTATCTTATCCACCAACGCCACAAGTGCATCACCGTAATCCTTGCCTTTTATTGTCGCTTTCTTTCCCATTTCTAACAAATAGAGAAAGACAGTTGCCAAAGGTAGGTTGTTCCGGCATAGAATAAAATCCCCGTTTTCCGCTTCGTCAAACTCTCCTTTTCTTACAATACCGTCTATCGCATTAGGTGCAGCAACAATCCCGTTGTTAAAAACTTTTCGAGCTTCTTCGACTATGTTCTTGCCGCATCTGTATGTAATATCCAACGGTAATACTACAGTATTAGGATAAGATTGTAAAGACTTGAAAACCTCTAAAGAACTTCCCTGGAACCCGTATATACATTGCCGGGAATCCCCGACAACTACAAATCGACCGCTTTTCTTTATATAACGTAAAGCAAGCTCTTTTTGTAAGGTATTCGCATCTTGTTGCTCGTCCAAAGTAACAATATCATATTTAGGAAAGTCCTCACTATCAAGTAGTTGGTAAGGGAAATAAAGCATATCAGTAAAATCAATGTTAATTTCTTTTACTGAATTTATCTTCTTCATTTCCTTGTGCCAGGCATTTCTAATTTGTTTCATGTCCCCTACCATACGTTCCTGGAATTCGATATTCTTTTCAATACAGATACCCGGTATTTCCTTCTCGTAATCCGTAATAAGGTTGACCCTTATGTAGTTCCATATTATTTGAATCTCGAATAGGTATCGAATCTGCTGCTTCACGTCCATATCCTTTGTGTCCAGAATTTTCTTCCCGATAACAAAGCATTTATTCTCGTTGATTTTCGGTTTTATACGGAAATTGGAAAGCAGCACGCGCAAACCTTTAGAGTGAAAGGTGTTGACGTCTATATGGGACGGTAAACGTTCCCTCAATTCTTCCGCAATGCTTTTGTTGAATGCCATAAACAGAACCTTTTTATTAGGTGGTGTCCTTCTGCAACACTCCACTATACAAGTTGTCTTGCTGCTTCCTGCCGTCGCTTCTATAGCAATGTTTTTCCGTGTATTTTCGTATGCGTCGAAAATGGCTAATTGTCTGTCACTCCATTTCATCTTGTAAAATAGGTTAACTGGTTAATATAATCTACCAATGATTTATAGTCTTTTTCGCGCTTCATGTCCATTTTCTTTTTAACTACGCTTAGAACATCACCGAATTCTGCATTATTGTAGTAAACAATCCTGTTGTAACTTATCTTATTTACTACCCATATATCCACGTCCACATCCTCTATCTTTATACGATATAGAGGACTTGTTTCTACATATTCGGAAAGATTACCGCTTTTCATGTCCTTGTTTATTATTGCCATTGTATTTAAAACACGTAATGAATCGTCGCTTATCCCTTCTATCTCTATATCAAGGTCGTGGGGGTCCACACAAAATCCGTGTACATACATTGCCATGCTTCCACCAACAACCATACGTTTACACTGCAAACTGTTCCTTAATACGTTCAAAACTTTAAACAATTTGTTAACTTTCTCTTCTTTAGTACAAACAAAATCTTCATTCATAATTCTATTGTTTTATCAAGTTCGTAATTATCAAAATTCTTGTAGTCCGCCAGCATATCGGCCACATGGTTTCCGTATATTATAGGGTTGTTCACATCCTTTTCATGTCCCCGGACTTTCATAAACCGCACGACCATTCGCCTACGCTCGCCCAGTTCTTGTTTTATTTTTTCTATGATGTCTTTATTTACCGTCGGTCTTAATTCCGGGTCTGTCATACAGCTAACCGCATATTGGCTGTCACTCCATATCGTAACCTTTAGGGGTACATCCTTTTTCATGCTCTGCACTGCATGCAGTATCGCCCTTAATTCACACCTGCTTATGGTGGTGTCGCTGTAGCCTTTGGATATGTAGTATTCCTTTCCTTCTTCCTGGATATACACACCGCAACCGCCAAGACGTGACTTCCATTCGCAGCTTCCGTCCGTAAATATCGTTATTTCTTTTCTTTCCATTCTTTCAACTTCTTTATTAGTGCAATATTCATTGAATCGTCACGGCTTACCTGTACGTCAATACCCTTGTTGACTGCATCCGTTACTTTTATCTTTCCGTCTAATAATTCGCGTATCTGCGTGTCTATTGTGTCACTGGACAGCAAAAAATAGACGTTCATAGTCTGCGTCTGCCCCATGCGGTCTATACGCCCGGTTGCCTGCTCCAGTTCTGCCGGACGTTGCGGCAATTCAATAAACGCCATGTTGTAACAATGTTTCTGCAAACCGTCTATACCCGTAGATAATGATGCAATGTTGGCAAATAGGAAGGTCTTTTCTTTCTTCCATGTCTCAACCTTTCGCATCTTTTCTTCCGTGCTGTATTTCCCGGTCACAACCTCACTGTTCTTGAACTCCTTTCCAAGCCTTTCCAGTATGTCGGTCGTGATACCGAACACTATCATTTTCTCGTCCTCGTTCGCCTCGCTCCACTCCTTCAAAAACTGGATAATAAACTTTATCTTTCCGTTTATAGACAGCTTTTTCAATCCAGACAACCTTACAAGCTGCTCCGCACGTATGGCACGTTCTGCCGCCTCTATGTCAATATTAGCCAGCCATTCGATAAAATCCTTTTCTGCCTTCCGATACTCCTTTTTATTGGTTATCGGCACATTCACCGTCTGTTTGATTATAGGCGGCAATTCGTTCACCACGTCGCGCAATTCTTTCCGGAAATAACAGTAATGCTTTATTACCTTGTTCAGTTCCATCGTACACGAAGCCCCGGTACATACAAGTCCAAACCGCGTTTTCTTTGCAGCGCAATATCTGTAGAGATAATATAACGAATCCGGGAATATCTCTTTAAATCTTCCAAGAATCCGTAATATATTGATAAGCTCCTGGGGTCTGTTCATAATTGCCGTACCACTTAATCCTATGGTTTTTTCTGCATTCTCCACGATTTTTTGCACGCATTTAGAGCGTATAGATTTCGGGTTCTTACATAGGTGTATTTCATCGATTACCGCCAATCCCCATTTCTTGGTAAGGGAACGGCTGTAACGAAGTTTTACTTCTTTCTTACCTTCCTCCTTTGCGCTGCGTTTGAAAAGATAGTCATAATTTATTACCGTAACATCCGCTTTCCAGTCCGTGTTGGTCTCGTCCTTTGAATCAATCACATGTACCGTTCTGTTAGGGTTACACAACTTCCATTCGTTGACCCAGCTTTGTTTTACCGTTGCCGGACAAACCACAATGCAGGGGAATAAGTTAAGCAATTCTGCCAGTGCTATGGACTGTCTTGTTTTCCCTACGCCCGGACCGCAACCGTTAAGGCAATTGCCATGATTAACCATATAGGACACACCCTCTATCTGATAATCCCTTAGATGTAGCGGCAATCCCAGGTAATCGAACATTTCTTTCAACTCCTTTTCATTTACAAGGGGCTTGATTTCCTTTAGGGGGATTTCTATCTGTCTTTCCGGTTTTTCGTTCTTGAATCCGTTACCCTCCAAGAAATATTTTAACATTTGAGATTTTTCTAAAGAAGGTTCAAAATACCACTCTTTCAAAGCCGGGTTATATTTGGCTCCGAAATCA